CGCTAAAGTGCAAAAGGAGAATAGCGTAATGGGCAATCTTAACGATGTCCTTACGTGCTGAACCCTTCCTATCATAACGTGAAGCATATTTCAAAATGTTAGACCTACAGAATGCTTCAGCATCACCAACAGAATCAATAAGATCTAATGTTTGAATCCCATTCTTACTGTAGTGTGCACTATAGGTACTACTCACATAATCTGAGATCTCCTTAAGGATCTCACCTTCATTGTACTTCAATTTTTACTCCAGACATGATCTATATCACTATGATAACACTGAAACTCATTTCCGTCAAGGTCAATCACATTAATTTTATGTGTTGACTTCCATTCTTGACCTCCATCTCCAATGATACGGACACTCCTACCGTCTTTGAGACGGAGGATATGTCCAATATAACCATCAAACGTTTTCTCCATTTTCTTCTTCTCCGTTAACGTTTACATCTGCATCTATCTTATCATACAATTCAATAAATGATTGCTTAGTCTCTTCATCAAATCTATTTACGCAAACCTTGATTGCTTTCATACGATTGTTCCAAATTGCGAAAGCACGTATAACGTGAACTAAACGACGAGTAGAGATAACTTCATCAATACCACCATCAGCAAATGTCTTACGGATGATGTCTGCCCAGTTAGCAAGATTAACACAGAACTCTTCATCAAGAACACCAAGATTAGCTGCTGCCTTTTCAAGAATTTTTTGCTCAGTTTTAACATGAGGGTATTCTTGCTCAAAGGTTAAAGCAAATCTCTCTAGGAATGCTTCATTAAGAACATTAGTTCCTATGAATCTACCATCATCAGAACCTTTACCTTTAGTATTGGCAGTTGCAATGATGTTAAAGCCAGGTTTACGTTCTACATAGTGACCAGTCTTTTTAATAAACAAACCTTTACCTTCAAGTACAGACTGTAAACAAAGGATTTTATTGGATGCTAGATCAACTTCATCTAAAAGAAGAATAGCACCTCTCTCTAATGCTTCAACAACAGGACCGTTATGCCATACTGTCTGACCATTAACAAGTCTGAATCCACCAATAAGATCATCTTCATCAGTTTCAATAGTAATGTTGACACGAATCATTTCTCTCTTAAGTTGAGCACATGCTTGCTCTACAGAGAATGTCTTACCATTACCAGAGAGTCCAGTAATAAATGTAGGGTAAAAGATCTTTGATGTAATAACTTTTTTTACATCAGCAAAGTTACCAAAAGGAATGAAGTTAGGATCTTTTTGTGGAACAAGGTTTCTTTCAACAGATGGTAATGCTGATGCTGCCTGATAAGTCTGTTCAAGTTTCTCTGCAATAGTTAACTTCCATGTCCCACGTTTAACATAAAACTCACGTAAACGTTTTGTGGCAGTTGCATACTTAACACCAAAGTGTTTTGCTGCTGATTTAACATGATCTGCATTGATAGCAGAACCGAATTCATTATTTAAGTATTCTGCTAATTGAGCAGATGTCAAGTCGGACTTAGCTGGCATTGGATTTCTTTGTGTATGTTATAAGTATAATGGATTGATGTATGAATGGGGAAGATAGTGGACACTTCCCCAACTGGTCTAGCATACGTAATCAATAAAGGAATTAAGAATTTTTTTGCTAGTTGCTTTACTCTTAATCATCTTCTTAAAAGCACGAGAGATCTCTGCTTTAGCTGCACCTTCATTTACATCAAAGGTTGCTTCCTCATCTATGTCTTTATTTGATAAAGCATATAGAGCAGTGTATGATACAGGATTAGGAATAATAGCAGACTTTTCTTTTCTCCATTGTTTTTGTACAGTATCGTACTGTACATTACGAGCAAATCTATTTACAAAATTAGATAACTGATTACCAGAAAGAATTCTAAATCCTAATACATTAACTTCAGGGTAACGATCTTGTAACTGCTGAATGAATATATTAGTTTCTTCCTGATATGCGAAGTTACCATATACACGTCCTGTTTTACGATCACGAAGAACTACTTTGTAATCACAACGACGTGGACGTAAAGATTCGTCTTCATCATTGTATTGAACTGCTGATCCATAAGCACTAGGATTAGCTTCTCCATCAGTTAATATACAAACATTAACTTTCTGTAGATCATTGTCTCTCTTAAAGTTAGGAATAATATAGTTTAATAAAACAATACCTTCATTTAATGGAGTTCCAGATAGATTTAAACCAGGAGTAGGTTGATAACTAGCGTAACCTCTATAACCACCATTACGATTGTAATAGTTTGCTTCACGATATACGTTTAAACATTGTCTCTCATAGTCACGTGAATTACTACGTGATGAAATAAGATTTAAAAGGTGAAAGTTTTTAGGATCAATATAAATTTTATTTTTTTCAATTCCTTCATATTCACGATACTCATCATAGAAACGATGAGTATAATCATACTCTCCACCATTGTCAATAGCACGTTGAGCAATTGTCCACTCATTAGTGAATGCATATACTTCAAATGGTATTTGAACTTTCTTACAGAATGAAGTTAACTTAATTAATTGCTTAACAGTAGGAAGAATTTCATATGCCATAGAACCTGACCAATCTAAAAGAAAGATCATGCCATGATTTTTACCATCAGGAACAACAGTTACTTTTTTGAATAGATCTTCGTTGTATTTGTAAGTATGAAGTTTAGAAGTATCAAGGACTCCTGTCTTAGCAACACCAGCACGAGCATAAGCATCGGCAGATTTCTTACACTCAAATTCCTTTACAAGATAGTTTACTTCTTTCTGAGATGAATTACGATAATCACGATACGAACTATCAGCATCTTTGTAGAGTTCTTTCTTTACGTTATCTACATTAACAGTATCCATCCAATCATGAACTACTGACCAATCAATAACATGTCTATCTAATGGAGCTGAATCTGGAATCTCAACATATACACAATCGTTATGAGATTCACTAGACAATCTCTCAGACTTACGTTGGAACTCTTCTTGTGTACGAACTGTATCATCACTATGCTCACCACCATAACCATCATTATACATAGCATCTTCTAGTTCATCTAAAAGTTCTTCATCAGAAAGTTGTGCAGAACTAGAATTATTATCTTGACTTTCTTCTCCATCATCTGAACTATTTGAAGTAGACTCTTGACTTTCACCATCTTGGTCTTCTTCATCATCAGGATTTCCTAAAATATTTTCTTTCTCTTGCTGCTGCTCTTCATGTAAAGCATACACATCTTTAGCAATAACAAGAACCTCTTCAAATGTTTCTGCATTTTCTGTACGAGTAACAAACACATTCTCATTTTCCTTAAAAGGAATTAATGAATCTGCACCACATTTAAAATGAAGATTGATACGATCAATCAAACTAAATTCATCTAAATTTTCACCTCTAATTCCAAAGAAGTCTTCATTATTAAGTTCTTTATAACCACCAGCAAAGCTCTTACGAAGACCAGGAAACTTACGCTTCATCAACTTCTCTATACGTGCATCCTCAATTACATTAACAAAATCTTTTGGACAATCTGCATCAAGTTCTTGATTAGGTGTGAACAGTGCATGTCCAACCTCATGACCTACAAGAAGATCATATACAATGCTGCTTGCTTTATCCCATAAGGGAAGCACAAGAACACGAGTGTCAACATTAAAAGATGCTGTTGGAACCTTTTTACTTTCTACAACTAAATTTTCAGTTGCAAGAAGTTTAGCAAGGTTTCCTTTAATTTCTTGTTGGTTGGTAGAATACATGCTTTACTTTGTTTGATGTACTTAGTATAACGCATAATACAGTTAGCCAACCAGTCCATGTGTCACTTCGTTAACTGTCACATGTACAACAGAATAGTTCTTTTCTTTTTCAACAGTGATAGTTCTATCAAACTTATCGTCTAAGTGCTGCTTATGGGAGATTACGAAAACTTTAGTGCTATCGTCAAAATTACGTAAGATCCAACCCAGATCAGAAGTACCAGACTGATCAAGCGATCCGTCAAAGATTTCATCTAGTATAAGAAGATTAGTGTCCACGCTATTTTTAAGCTTGGCAATAGAACGCCAAGTAAGCAACAAAGCAATATCAATTCTAGCTTTTTCGCCTTCCGAGAAACTGTCATAGGAAAATATATCACGATACCTACTCTTAATTATTTCTTCAAAGTTCTCATTAAGGGTAAAATTGACATAAAACTCCATCTTTTGTAAGAATTCGTTAATCATGTTATTCATTTTAGGAAGGTATGTCTTAATGATTCTGGTTTTAATACCATTATCTTTAAGCAATTGATTAGCAGTAACAAGTACAGCACGATCTTGTTTAAGATCTGCAGACAACTTAGTTAAAGTTTTCTTACCTT